GTTAGTCCCAACCAGTACTGAATTTAAAGAAAGTTTTTCGGCTATATATGTATATTCATTTTTAATATGTTTTGTTATTTCAATTTTTGTAGGTTTTTGTTATTTGATTTTTATGATTTTGGTTATTGGGAAACAAACAAACAAATAAGTTAATTATTATTAATAGATTAGTAACTAGCATAGAGTGAATATAAGCATACACCGGGTCGCAAGGATGAGCGAGTCAGTGCCGGCGCTAACGACTGTAGACACAGAAATTACGTCAGTACCGGAGCAAGAAATACAACGTTCGATGACGCCGCAAGCTGTGAAGCCGTTGGCAACGCTAACATGTCCAATGCCACCATTGAGGCCAGCGCCGTTCTTGGTAAGCCGGAATTCAACGTTCCGGACAGCGCCTGAATTGGAATAGCAGTAAGTAATCGAACGAACGATGTACATGCCCCGAGGGGGCGTGAACAGCCCGGTATTGCTGTTCACAATGTTGAAAGGATTACAGATTTCGGAATTGTAAGAGATGAGGGTGGGAGAGGTCGTGGGGACTTGATCCGCATCGCACAGAAACATAGAACAGCCACGAGAAATCGGATCAGATGGGATCACAACGGGAGCGTAAAGGGAGATATCATACTCTACCCAAAGCTTACCGATCGGATTCGTGTTGGCGCAATCATTGGTGATCAAGTACACAGTGAGAGCATCAAAGAGATGGAGATCACCAACCTCGGGTCCGGAGCGGACAAACCGGTGGTTTAGTGACTTGACACCAGCGAGATCTATGTCACAACGAAGATCTTTCCAAACAGGCCCCTCGACTGTGTTTGGATTGTTAGAAGTCGAAACCTCATCAGCGGGGGGCGGATTGGTCGGATCAAGATCGGGGGAAATCATGATGGAACCGGAAGTCGCAGTCGAAGTACGGGTCAGGTAGACAAAAGAGAGCTTGTGGACCTCGTACTCCTGCCACGACTTGGCGGTAGAAGACAACCATGGGAACGTCTCAGGCAAACCGGGGTTAATGGAGTAAGACGCCTGCAAGCCAAAGGTCGGTGAACCAAGCACCGCGGGCTCAATGAGCTCGCGATGCTTGATGCGAATGAGGTTCGCACCTCGACCAGTGACTTGGGGAGCAAGCATCTTAGATTGCTTGCCATAAGAGACCGCAGCACCAAAAGAACCGTTAGCAGAAGCGCTAAACGGCCCGGTCAAAGAGCTAAGATTGAGCATCTTCGATCGGCGTTGCATGTTGTTGTTGTAATGGTCGGTCACCTTAGAAACAGTGCCCTTGCCCATTGGATATTGGCGAGGGACTGGTCCGTAGACAATAGGTCGGCCCGGTGACCAAGGAAGAGGGCCGACGTATGCAGGATTTAAGGAACGCGTGGCGGCACCTGCTGAGCCGTTACGCCGGGATGTTTTATTATTTTTTCGGGCCATTATGGGGAGTCTTTTTATTATTTTTTGACTCCGGGTGCGGCCGTTGCACCCGCCCGTTGCCCCCAGCCTTTTTCTGCGTACCGGTTTTACGGTGGGGGCGATTGTTGTTTTGAGGATGCGTCTCAGGGACGTGCATTCGGATGCCACTGTTCACACGATCGGGTTCAAGTGTATCGAAACAATGGGGGTCCGGCTCCGCTTCAGCAGGAAGCACGAGCTGTCCGTTGACCAAAAAGGTGCGCTTATAAACGGGTTGCACATTGGGCTCAAATATCACCGGTCCATTCAGTAGATGGGTCGTGGTTGTAGCAGATTCAATCCACGCCATGAACAAGCGATAATCAATCCCTGGCATCTGAGCGTTAATGCTGTTGAACATCCAGCTCTTACGCTCATTAGGATATTGACGCTCCAAATTGGGTTCTTTGTTCCAAATTCTAAGGTGGTTGGTATGTCCCAATTGGGGGTCTTGTGTAATGCGGCGTAAGGCCGCATGATACTCTTCGAAGAAAGGTGTTTCAGGGTCGGTGTAGGAATACGCGACCAACTTCTCCGCAAGTTTCATGATGGGGGTGACCCCAGGATTCAGCTTGATGGTGAGGTGGAGTTTTGACAACTGCCGTTGCACTGAGCACATGGAGTTGAGGTCACCATACCAAACATACGGCGAATACTCGCGGGCTAAGAACATAACTCCGGGCTCCCCACGAGTCACGGGTTCAACAGCAATTTCCAAGCCACAGAGGTTAGAAACACGAATTAGAGTAGATGGGTCAATGTTAGGCGTGAGCCCATCATCACCGCCATACACTCCCATGCGTGACCAGGCATAAGAAGCCTGATCCCCAGAAAGTCCGACACGGGTTTGGAGAAGGGCGGTGTAGTTAACAAAGGCATTGATAATAGAATTCATAATTGACGTTTCAGGGGAACCTGATGCACGAGCGTAGAATTGCTCGTACATTGTGCCCTGGGGACAGAAAGCGTACATGCCATACTGCGAGCCATGAAGGTCGGCGAGCTCACGATGGTAAGTAGGCTCAAACATCGCTAGCCATATGGCGCGTTCTACCTCACGCAAGATCCAACTAACGTGGCCATCAAACTTAGAGAAGTCAGATTTGACCACGCTTGAAGCACCAGTACAAATGGTAGCGACACGCTCAGCGATACTGCGGTTATCGATACCAAATGCATACCAATTATGGTCATGCATGTGGTCGGCTAACGCGTAAGTATATCGCGAGTAATGCAATTTGTCGGTGCCATTGATTTGGGAGATAGGGCGGGGTGGCTTGATGCCACCATACGCTTCTTTCTTTTGGAAATTCCGGATAACACGGTTTGGAGTATGTATATCCGCGCCGTCCAAAATTCGGCGTTGAGAAGGTGAGTTCTGCCTCTCGTACACAGTATCAATATCGTACGGGCAGAGTGTATGCTCTCGACCAAGAGCGAAATGTTTGATGAATAATTTGAGGGATTTAGCGATGACGGCGGGCATAGTTTCACGGGGTTTAGGCAATGGAGCGCGCGGTTTGATCACGCGTTCTCCAACCATTTCTTGTTCATTGCTCAAGCACACGTCAGGAACGTACGACCCTAGTACGAGTGGTCGCATAAAAGCTTCCATGGACGGTTTGGGTTCGGGCTGTACGACGAACGGGTCAATGACGTAACGGTTGACGGAGTCTTCCACGCTAACAACATACGTTTCCGTACGTGGACGGTTAGCGCGTATATACTCCACCAAGACCGCGGCTTCCAGTTCGTTCTTTGTGATCTTGAACACGCGGTGGACGTCAATGTCGAGTTTCATGACACTTTGAAGAGATAAGAGGCCATCTAACTCCGTTTTTGGAATGACAGCGCAACAGTGAGACCCAGGTCGGGAAACACTGAACACCAATTTATCTTTGCTGCGTTCAATCAACGTATTGAACGCGCCATCAAATACGGACAGTCGCCGGAGATGATTGCCCCCCAGATATGAAGCAAGGAAAGCTCCAAACCAACGGAAGCGGGCCATGGGGGTGAGCAAGATGAGTTGATGATGCTTGTCAAAATAACGTCGCTCCACGTTGAAAAAAGTCGTGCGGAGCGGGATGCCTAAGAATTTGGCGCTCGCTACTAGAGTATCAGTAGAATAATTCCAGATGCGATGGTGGTAAGATGCACCACCAGAAACGCGGTAGTCGATATTATTGTC